TAAAACACGTAGTAGTGGTGTAACTAACAAGATGTTCCAAGATGAAGTTAGCAAACAAATTGTAGCACTAACAATTGAAGACAGTGAACTACAAAGTAAAATATTTGCAGACATGGACAAAGATACATTTGAACCACATGAAATGACAGACCCTATGAGTGGTAAGACAGTTGTTGCAGAAACTTATGAACAACATCTAGCACTTGATGAAATGGGCTTTACACATGAAGGTGAATAAAGTTGGCATTCAACACTAAAAAACATGACAAGGTTATAAGCAAAACCATTGACAATTTACAAAGCGGTGCATTTGATACAGTCAAAGCACTAGAAAATGAAGTAGCAGATTTGGTAAATTTAAACTTACCAATTGAGTCAGTAAGACCACAACTTATAGCATCATTCAACAAATACAGCAATGATGTAAGAACTGTGGCAGACCCTCTGGTAGATGTTAGTCAAGACTATGTAAGTCAAAGTACCCAACCTGCATTACCATCAGACTTTACTACACAAAGTGCATTATTAGATCTAAGTAAAGATAGTCTAAGTGCAACAGTAAGTGGTCAAGCAGAAGATGTTGTAAGCACAGTAGTACTAGGAACTGTAGCAGGACTAACAGCTGCACAAATAGCAAATCAGGCCAGAGGTAGAATTAGCGGCGTATACATGGAAAGCAATGATCCAGATATACGCAGAGATCAGCGTAAGTTGCGTAAACTTATTAAAGCTGGCGGACAAGCAACCGCAGTGGGTGCATTAACAGCTAGTATCAAAAACAAGTTACCTGGAGATGTAAACACAGCCGCAAGTTTAGCAACCAAATTAGCTAATAAAGTTGAAAGTACAGTTGGAAGTTTTAACGGTGCTTTTAGTAAAGCAAGAGCAAAAGCTACTAAAGTAGAAAAGTTTCAATACGCTGGTGGCGTAATGGCTACTAGTAGACCTTTTTGCTTGGACATGTTGGGTCAAGAATTGACTGAACAAGAAATATATGACATATGGGATGGTAGTAGTTGGGCAGGCAAAGAGCCTGGTGATCCGTTTGTAGTAAGAGGCGGATACAATTGCCAACATTACTGGGTGCCCATAGAATCTAGTGAAGATTAAAAGGATAAATAAAGATATACACAAGTTGATACTTTAGTATCCAACCCTAACTAATAAAGGAATATTGACATGACAATTGAAAATCATGGTGCAGAAATGCAAACTGATAATGTAGACACTGGGGATACAACATCAGGCCAAAATACAGAATCCCAGGTTGAAGCTAAGACGTTCACACAAGATGAAGTAAATGAACTGATTGGCAAACGTGTTGCCCAAGTTAACAAGAAATTTGAAGGTGTTGACTTGAATGAATACAACGCACTCAAGAGCTTGAAAGAGCAAGTTGAGGAAGAGAAACTGATCAAGAAGGAAGACTTTAATGGTATTCTTAAAAAGCATAAAGAAAAGTCAGATGGTGAAATTACTAGACTTAGAACTGAGCTTGAGAGTATTAAAATTGATGGTGCATTAATTGATGCGGCATCTAAAGCCAAAAGTGTTGCACCTGATCACGTAGCTCAACTATTGAGAAAGAACATTAAACTAAATGATGATGGTAGCGTAATTGTTACTGACTCAGAAGGTAAGCAAAGATACACAGACAATGCAGATCCTATGACAGTTAATCATTTAGTAGAAGAGTTCCTATCAAGCAACCAGTATTTCAAAGCTGCAGGTCCAAGTGGAACAGGCAGTACAGGTAATACAAATAATGCAGATCAGAAAGTATTTGATCTTGCACAACTTGACATGAACAATCCTGAGCACAGAAAAATCTATGCAGAAGCAAAGAAGCAAGGGAAAGTTTAGTTTATAATTTATATAAGGAAACTATAAAATGGCAAACTCAGCATACGCATCAGGTTTAAACCTAGACGCATTAATGGTGCCAGTACAGGCACAGACCGTTTACGCGGCACAAGAAAACTCACTTTACCTACCAGGAACAATGATTCCTATGGTAAACGTTCCAGCAGGATCTGCAACAGCACAAGTAGCTGTTATGGGTTCAGTTGCAGCAACAGCTATTTCATCAGAAGCAGCTCCAGGTGTAGACTTTGATACAGTATTACCAACAGACACTAAGAAAACAATCACACTAGAACTAATTGCAGCACGTACAGTATTACGTGACTTTGGTGGTGTAGATGTTGCAGATATGTCACGTATCATGGGTAACGCTATCAGTTCTTCTGTAGATACTAAAATCTCAGCAGAAATGGCTAACCTAACACAACAAGAAATCACAGACGCTAACTTGTTACATGAATTTTATGAAGCAGTAGGTGCAATCAGAGCAGCAGGTGAAACTGGTCCTCTTAACGCAATTGTATCAGCAGCAGCATACAAAGAGTTCATGGAACACATTGGTTCAAGTGCATTCTCAAACGCAGATGTACAAAACGCAGCTATGAGAACAGGCCAAATTGGTGTATTAGCTGGTGTAAACTGTTATGTTTCATCTTTCTTAAATGATACTAACACAGGTGTTACTGGAACTAAAGCAGCAATCTTCTCAGCAGACGCAATGCGTGGAGCAATCCAAGGCGGCGTAAATGTAGAAGTTGAAAGACGTGCTTCAGCAGTAGGTAATGATGTTGTAGCTTCAATTGCTTTTGGAATTGAAACACTAGATGCAACACGTGGTATCTTACTAAAAGACGCAGCCTAATTATTAGGTTAACAGTAGAGGGCACTATGCCCTCTACTATACATTAGGAGAAAACATTATGGCATTTGCTAACAATACAAATTTACAAGAATACGCTCCAGAAGTATTCCAACAAGGAGTTGATGACTGGACAGATGAACTTGCTAAGGCGCAGGTTGATGTTACTAACATGATTCAATTTAAATGGTGGAATAAATTCTACAGCAGAAGTGAATTTGATGCTAGTCTGCTAGTTGACTCACAATGGACTAAAACTACAGTATATCAAGCTCTATATGCTTACATCTTACCTAAATTAAGTACATTTAGACCAGAAGGTGATCCTTTCAGAGAACAGCTAGTCTTTTATAAAGATAGATTCACTGAAGAATGGGAACTACAATTTGGTATTGGTATTAAGTATGATTTTGAAGATGACGGAACCATTGACATCAACACTGATGTTAAACAAGTAAGTCAAAACAGGTTGTACAGATAATGGCACGTAGAGAAGAAATCACAAGTAAGATTGTTGAACTACTTAAAGCACAAAGAAGTGTGCGTTTTGGTAAAGTTGAAAGAGATCCAGTTGATCCAACTGAACTAGCTAAAACAGCATTTCCTGCACTATATGTAGAAACTACAGATGAAGATATTGAAGACATTGGCATGGGTGGCGGTACAACCAATAACCCATTACGTATGGGTTCAATGGAAGTTGCAGTAGTATTATTAATAGGTGGCAAAGAACGTGATACTCAAAAGAATATTGCAATTGAAGCTACTGAAAACACTATTATGAGTGATAGAACACTTGAAGGTACAGTAGAAGATATTAGGCTCACAAGAGTTGAGGCTGTTGTAATTGGTGAAAGTGCGCCCTTTACAACTTGTAGAATGATATTCACAGTAGAATATTGTTACACTATAACAAAAGAGGAATAAAATTATGGCATGCATAAGCGGAAAAAATGGTGCACTATCTTTAGACGGTGGTACATCTAACATTGCACAATTAACTAGTTGGACAATTTCACAAAGTGCAGAAGTTGCAACAGCAAACTTTATGGGTAATGATTGGGCTTGTAACAAAGCAGGAACATTAGCATTTGAAGGTAGCTGTGATGCAGTTTTTGATACTGGTGAAGTATACCCAACAATTGGTGCAGAAGTTGCAATGATTGCGTATGAAGATGGTACAACAACTACATACAATGGCAACGTTATAATCACATCTATTGAAACTACAGTTGGAGTAAATGATATTATTACAACTTCAATGAGTTTTACAGGTGATGGTCAATTAACAGTAGCATAAATTAAAGGATAAGATCAGTGGCTAAATCAAAAAGTGGAATCAAAAGAGAACTATATGCTGAAATAGGCACTGGTCTATCCAAATTTGCACATGACTTTGCAAATGAACTAAGAAAGACAACCCCTA